CCGTCCAGGTGTAGGTAAATCCGCATTTTCAAACCAATTAATATTTGATATACTCGATGTAAACAAAGACACAAACGACGATTTAATCGTTATCTACTGGAGCTTCGAGATGCCCGGTGAGCAGCAGATACTACGTGCTGGCTCAAAGGACACCAAGCTTCAGACATTTGATCTGCTTTCTGTAGAAAATATTCTATCTGAGGAAGCATTCAATAATTACAAGCAAGCTGTACAGAAGTACAAGGACTATCCTATGTATTTCTGTAGTATCCCCCAAGACATGAACATAATCAAGAAGGTTAATGAAGAGATGTTTTTACGACAACCGTCAAAGACTGTTATCAATTTAATTGACCATTCACGATTAGTACTTGGTAAGGAGGATACCGAACTACAGAAACTAAACACGGTTTCTAAGTCCTGCATGTGGATGCAGGCAAAGATGCAATCCATAACAATTCTACTTTCACAACTGAATCGTAACATCGAACAGGAGTACCGAGCCAAACAGCAATACCAACCATTGCTAACAGACCTCTTCGGAGGTGACTCTATTGGTCAGGATTCTCATGTAGTTATGATGTTACAACGTCCTTACGATTTGTATGGGATTACTGATTCATACTGCGGACAAGACCCTGTTGGGTTATTAGCTTGTCACGTGGAGAAGAATCGTGACGGATTGCTGGGAATGATCCCATTTCAAACAGATTTATCAACATTCACAATTAATGAGCGAAGTAAAGATTAGTCTTCCCACTGGTAAAATTAAAGCCAGCAGGAAGTCTCCTAAAAACTTCGTTCTCTATGGTCAACCTAAGGTAGGCAAGACATCGGCTCTTGCGCAGCTAGACAACTGCCTTATTATTGACCTGGAGGACGGAACTGATATGATTGATGCTCTCAAGATCAAGGCTAAGAACCTAGCGGAACTGGCTAAGATTGGGAAAGAGATTATCAGTCAAGGTAAACCTTATAAATACATTGCAATTGACACAGTTACACAACTCGAAGTATGGTGCGAGCCGGAAGCAAAGAGACTCTATCAGAACACGCCTATGGGTAAAAACTTTGACAAAGAGAATACCGGACTTTCTGTTCTCACTTTACCTAATGGCGGTGGTTACATGTATTTGCGTATTGCTTTTAAAAAATGGTTAGAGAGGCTTAATTCACTAGCTGACCATGTTATTCTTGTCGGGCACCTCAAAGAGGCAAAGATAGAAAAGAAGGGCAAGGAGGTAGCTTACAAAGACCTTGACCTAACAGGCAAAATTCGTAACATCACATGTGCTAACGCAGATGCGATCGGTTATGTGTTCCGTGAGAACGATACTACAATGATTAGTTTCGATTCTCTTGGTGACATACAAGCTGGCTCACGGTGTGACCACCTTAAAGGTCAAACATTCCCACTTGAGTGGGACAAAATATTCATCGATTAATTTTAAACCCAAACATTATGATTGAGGCAAATCAACAAACGGAGCCTACCGTAGAAAAGCAAACCACTCCTGATGGGGAGCAGAAGACCATCACTCTTTCTGGTATTATCGCAGATCTTGATGGCGGTCTTGGAAGACCACAAATTAAGGAGAAGTATGAGCTTACTGGGGCGGAGATCAAGCAATTGTTCCAGCATCCTATGCTCAAGAACCGTCGCCCAAAGAGAGCACTGACTAAGATCAGCTTTACTCTTATAGATGACATAAGCTCTACACAAGAGACTCCTGAGGAGAACCCAGCACAATTGCGTGTTGATACTGAAGCACTACGTGTGGAAGACAACACTGCAGAAAACGATTCATTTGACACCTTTGAACTTATTGACTAATGGCTATTAACGCAAACAACTCCAACGAAGAAGTAGCAGGTGGTGGTGGAGTACCACTATATGTAGGTATCGCACCTATGCAAATTATGGCTGTGAATCCATCACAAGCTGAGCTAAGCGATCTTGGTATTAATCTCAGGGCAGAACCACAATACACTGATGTGTCTATTGGTAGTGACACGTACAACAAAATCACATTCTGGTTGAAGTGCATCGAGCCTGCATTTACTACACGCTTTGACATTCTTGTAAAGCCTGAGCATCGTGTTGCTAAGTCAGGGAAGAACTTGTGGTGCAACTCTGTAGGTCAGTTTGTATATGCAGACCAAGACCCATCAGAATTGTATGAGTGGTTCAAGTCTGACGGTGTGCGCAAAGCATATGTCGGTGAGGACATGCTTATGGATTTCATCAAAGCCTACGCTAACGTAGCTAATGGTGATGAGTGTGCATTTGAGAGTATTAGTAAGATTATGAGCGGCGATGTTACAGAAATCCGTCAGCTTGTAAACGCACTGTCTGATAACCGAGTTCGAGTATTACTCGGTGTTAAAGATGGTAAGTACCAGCAGGTGTACACAAAGCACTTCGGTCGCCTCAAGCCATTCCGTAAAGATTTGTTTATCAAACAACTCAATGACGACTATGGTTCCTTCAATGCAGAGTACAATGCTAGCCTTGAGCTAGAAAAGTATGTTCCAGGGTTGATTACCCCGGATCCGGAACCTGCAGTTGAAGCTGAGGCAGCAAGTGATTGGTAAGTTTATCGGGTTAATTACTAATTGCTTCGAATAGGGAGGGGGACTACGGTCCCCTTCCTTATTTTTACACGCCATGATTAAATACAGAAATAGCAATGATCATTTACACAGCGATGTAATACTTACTAAGATAACTGAGTACGATATCTTTAGACAATATTGCCCTAATTTCAAAAAACTTGGGGTAAAGTTTTGCAGCGATCTACGGGAAGACGAAAGACCAGGTGTCAGCATTGTTGAATGGAAGGGTGGCCTACTATACAAGGACTTTGCTAATGAAGACCACACATTCAATTGCTTTGGGTATGTGATGCACAAGTACAATCTAGAGTTTGTAGGTGCGCTTCAGCTTATTTCTCAGGACTTCGGTCTTGGGCTAACTAGCAGTAGTGTAATTCCCACAGCTAGAAAATATGAGTACAACATAACACCTTTAAAACGTGCAGTAATTCGTATAAAAGCTAGACATTGGAATAGCTTAGATGCAGATTACTGGAAGAAGTTTTGCATTCCAAAGAGTTTATTAGTTAAATTTGATGTTCACCCAATAGAATATTTTTGGATTAATGAGACACGTTTTCACTCGCATAGTATCAGTTACGCTTTCCGTTTTCACAGCGGTTATAAGATTTATAGTCCGTATGAAACAGATAATAAATGGTATAGTAACGTGGGTAAAAACGTTATTCAGGGGTATTCTCAATTGGTTGAAAATGGTGAAGTTGTATTTCTCACAAGCTCGCTCAAGGATGTCATGTGTTTGGAGGTGCTTGGTTACTCCGCCGTCGCGTTACAGTCCGAAATGCAATTGCCCAATGAAGGGCTCATCAAAACGCTCAAGGAAAGGTTCAAAGAAGTAATCGTTTTCTACGATAACGACTTTGGGTCAGAGCAAAATCCTGGGCAAACTGTAGCTTCTAAAATTTGTTCTGCGTTTGAGCTTGCTAATGTGTATGTCCCTGACATATATTGCAGCAAGGATATCTCTGACCTGATTAAAAATCGTGGGCTTAATACAGCACAACAACTAATCAAAGAAGAGATATGGCAACTGACAAACAAAAACAGATCGACGAAATCCTACACAGATGTGCCATTCTAATGGCTAATCTGGGGACTAAGACGAAGCATGATGTAGCAACAAGAGAGAAAGCAAAACAAATAGAACAAAAGTGGCTTCAAGAAATAAAAACCATCGATCCAGAACAGTACAAAATGTTGGTACCCGATCTACAAGAGTTCGAAACGCAAAACGAAAACAAGTCGACGGAATAAACTTTAGGAGTATGCTCGAAGTATTCTGCTACCAAAAGCTCAAAGAGAGTGGTATCAGTTCAGAGTACGAAACTAAGAAGTTTGTCTTGTTTGAGGGAATGCATTACGGGAATAGTAGATATGAAGACAACGGCAAAACTGGATACAAGGATAAGAAATCTCATAAGGTTAGAGACATCACTTACACTCCTGACTTCCTTGACCCAAAGGGGAAATGGATTATAGAGTGCAAAGGCTATGCTAACGAAAGGTTTCCCTTGAAATGGAAGATGTTTTTAAAGCTCCTCATGGAGCAAGATGATCCACCTGTATTATTTGTACCCAGAAATCAGAAGCAAGTATTGCAGACGATAGAAATGATCTTAGAACTGACGGCCCCTACTAAATAGGGGTCGTTTTTATTTACAACAAAATGAGCATAAAAACAGTTGGGCAAACAACCCAATCAAACACGCGTGGGCTAGAGAAAAAGATTAGCAAAGGTGCAGAGCATCTAATCTTTGATGTACTACAAGCTACGCAATATTCTACTCCAATACCTTCGACCATACGTGAGCTGGTGACTAACGCCTGCGATTCACAACGGGAGAAGGAAATTGCAGTAGAGATACTTGCAGGTAAAGCTCAGGTTGAAGACTACTTTATTACTCGTTCAGGAGAAGAGTATGAAGCATCTAACTTCAATCGTGAGTACTACGACCTCAACTATCTGGATATGGAGAACAACCATGTCAAGGTCAGATACATTGAGGACGATTCAGGTTCAGGATACTGTGATACTGTAGAGATTATGGACTTCGGTGTTGGCATCGGGGGACGTCGTCTTGAGGGTATGCTTGAACTTGGATATTCTACAAAGCGTAATACTGCTGAGAACTTCGGTGCATTCGGTTTAGGTTCTAAAGTAGCATTGTCTACTGGTGTTCCTTACTACAGCATTGAAAGTGCATACAACGGTAAGCTGTTCAAGATGAACTGCTACCCGTACAAGACGGACTTTGTCATAGGGAAGTGGGATTCCGATGGACAAATAACTCTTAGCAATGGAGAACCAGCGTATTACAAAAACTACAGCGGAAAGAATTACACTAAAATTTCCCTTGGGGCAAAGAAGCACACTCGCAGAGCATTTAGTAATGCAGTAGAAGAGCAGCTTTGCTATATACCATCAGTCAGGTTTGACATAGTAGATTCTCAAGGGAAGTCATACTCTCCTACAATTAGTAGAGATATCCTACTGAACACAGACAATCTTATTGTGACAGACTCTGGTTGGTATGCACGACCACACATCGTGATTGTCAAGAATCCTGGGGATACTACGGGTATCAACTACGGACGCATTGACTTTCGTGAACTCGAAATGGAGGAGTTGTGGGGCAACATAGGCATCAAGTGTCCTATGCGGCAGTCATACATTAACGATGCCGGGGAAGAGATTATAATTCAAGACGGTGTAGATGTGACTCCGTCACGTGAGAAAGTTATATGGAATGATAATACAAAGAAGTATGTACAAGGGATGCTGGAGAAAGCAGCAGAAGACGCAACAGAAATAGTAGAAGAAGCACTGAAAGAAGATGATTTTATAAAGTGGATACAACTCTGTTCAAACATACTGTACAAGGGAAACACCGATAGTGTGAGTAGCACTGATGAGCTTAGCGCCATTAAACATGTTGCTCGTATGGTTGATGTTTCTAGCATTAGACCTAAGTTTGAGAACACAGGTATTAAGTTCTCAAATCCTAAATCTATGTTCAAGGGCTATCGGGTTAGAGTAGTTCATGCAACCGGATATAGGGACGGGATTGCTCGTACAGATGTAACTGATTGGACCGGGATTGATTTATCCAGAGTCTATGTAGCAGAAGAAGGTAGTGTATCTAAGGTAAAGGACCTTTATCTTACGTCTCAAGGCGTTGATAAGTTTGTCTTGATCTCAGCAGTTAGCAGTGACAAGTTTGTTAAAGAGCTCTCAGAAGCCTTTGACGATGATCACAAAGCAAGAATACTGAAGGAGGAGGCAGCTTATGAATTGCAAAGAAGTAAGATAAATAACTGCCTTAGTAATCACACTTCTCTGCTGCATAGTTACTCTGATATAGACGTCCCAGAGGCATTCGCAACAGGAATTAAGTTTAAAGAAGAAGAAACAGCAGGACACCACCTCACTCCCGCAGAACAACGTGTACTTGAGAAACGTATCGTAGGCTTCTCCCTACGATCTAGTAATCAAAAGTGGACATGGGACAAGTTCGAACCTAAGATTCAGACTATTCTAGAATCTGAGAACGAGACCTATTATTGTTCTAAGGTAGATGATTACAAGATGCTAATGGCAGCTAAGATACTGGATAGACGTGTCCCTAAGTGGGACAAGGTTAACTTCAGTATTCCAGAGACATGGTCTACTAGCCCTATTCTGTTTAGAGAGGTAGTTCCTAGCAATGCCTGGAGGCAGGACCTCTTTGAGCTGGACAAAACTAAGGACCTAAAAGCTCCGCAGTTGTTTAGACTCTCAGAGACTAACCTCAAGTATGCAGAGAAGAACCCACATTGGAAACACATTGATGAGTTCTTCTTTACCTCTACAGAAGATGGGGGTCTTGTAGCTAGTGAGTATTTACGTAGAGTATTGACACATAACGTTATTACAGAAACAGCATGGATGCATAAGTTTAGTTGGATGGGTGCTCGTGCGTGTGAAACTCTATTGCCGGATCTTTCGAGAGCCTACAAAAGAATATACAGACACAGTCAGCACTGTATTCATACCAGTGCACTGACTGACAATGATTCTTCAAAGGAAGCAATAGAGTTCAGGCAGTACCTAGAAAACTTTATAGAGTATCAAAGGATTTGCAATAGCGGAGATGTATCTTTACGTAAGCAGAAATCCAGAGAGCTCTTTGTTGTAGATGTTCCCACCATCGATGCATACGACGAAGACTTAGCGGGTTTGATTACAGTATTAAAGGAAGCATATGCTGATATCGGGGAGTTTATGAAGGCTATACACGAAGGCCTAACTGCCTGTAGTTACAGCGGTAATCTTACTGAGATTATGGACCCACTTACTACTCTATTTTCTGCTTACAACAAATTTGATATCGAAGTCCCGGACGTTGAGGTTCCGAGACTTTGGTTTAGTTTAACCCCACCTCAAACCAATTAACAAAAATAATATGGTAAATTTAAATGTCGTAGAAGACAGCATATCTGTTTCTATAGGTGAAGACTTCAGTGTTGTTCCCTACAACAAAGTGACGTACAAGCGACTCTTTGATTTGTCTGTGCAGGCTAATGCTGCAGAGTCTTTTGAAGAGTATGAAATGTATACTCATGGAATTGTACAAATTATTGAGGACAATGGAATAGACGCACAGCAGCTTATTGAGTCAAAATGTAGTTACTTGAAATACAATGAGTTGACTAAGCAGTATTTCTTGACCCACGATGATGAGGAGATATCTGACATCCCTATGCCGCAGTCTCTTGTAGATAGAATTATGGATTCTGTTGACAAGGATGTTGACTTTCTCCCTGTAGTAAAGTTGTGGACTAGGTTCTTGCGCAATCCGTTGCTCAGAAAGAAAGGTGCAGATTTTGCTGAGCGCTTTGCTGATTTTGTAAACATGAAGTACGTGCATCCGGAGAACAAGAAAATCTTTATGGATAAAGGTCTTGCCGAAAATGTAGCTACGGATCTTGCTACTGTTTATCAAATCAAGATAACTAACGAGGGTCTCCTCAATGGTTACAAAGTGTCTCGAGAAGTCATGCATAAGTTTGATGCTGAGACTGGGGATTGCATGCCTCGTTACAAGCGCACCTTTAACGTAGATACTGGTGAGATTGACTCAGAAGGACTCCCAGAATTTGTGGAGAACAGACTCTTTGAGCCAGCTGTTATGGGAAATAGCGGTGATGCATTCTTTTGTGGGGACGCTCTTGGACACTTCATTCGTGTCGGACGCACTCACAAGTTGGAATCATGGGATCAGGTAAACACTGATGATGATGCTGTTTGTGTTCGTGGTCTGCATATCGGTGGTTTGTATTACATCAATGGTTATGGGGGCGAGATTCACAATGTCTTTGTAGACCCTATGCATATTGGTGCAATCCCTAACTCTACTGATGGTGCTATCCGTTGCCTTCAGTACTTTGTACACTCTAGCTTAGCTGGTGTGAATGGTAGTATGTATCATTCATCTAAGTATGCA